TGCCTTGAACACTGCGCGGTCATCATCCACCACGAAGGCCACGATGTCGTTTGCCAGGATATTACCGGGGTAATACTGGGCGAACAACTTCTGACCCGTCGAGGGGTTGGTGTACGAGCAGCCCACAAAGATACCAACCTGACCGGGACGAGCCGTGGTCGTGGTGGACGTGGACATGCCGGTCAGCACAACAGTGCCGTTGGCAATCAGTTCAACGAGGTCGCCATTGAAAATGGCGGTGCCATAGTTCCGAGCAATCGGAATCTGGCGGATTGCACCAGCATAAGGTAGGCCGTTCAGTTCATTGATCGGCTTGAAACCGTATGCGGCGTCAACAGAGGGGTAAGCCATGTTGGACTCCTAACAGGGTTTTAACCGCGTCCGAACTTCACCTCAGAGCGCCGCTCCTTGAAGACGGGCATCCGGGGGTCATTCTCGCGCATGAAGGCGTTGTCAACCGACTGCATCTGTCCTTCAGTTTGACGCTGATAGTACGAATTGCGTTGGTCAACAAACTCTTTAGGTGTTTTGCAAAGGATGAGTCCACCGATCTCGATACTATCTGGAAACCGGGGCTTGTCCCCAGTTGCCATGATCTGGATTTCGGGATGCTCAGATGCCTTCACAGGCTCCCAACCTTCGCGGAGTTTTGCGGAAACATGGCCCGGGTCGGCGGTGCCAAGAGTGCTGATACGGATCCAACGGAACTCGTAACCATCCTCCGGGTTGGGGCTCGGCAGCAGTTCAGGTGGCATCCACTGCTTGGGACGCTCCATCTTTGCTCGGGTATCCAGATCTCGGGGGATTCGATTTTCAGCCATTTTGTTTCCTCAATTCTTCCGCAACCTGACGTGCATAGACTTCCAGAGGGAGGCCCAGACGCTTGGCGAGATTAACTTGTGATTGGGTCAGCACGATTTTCTTGGGCGCGGTGCTGCGGGAAGCGGGTGCCACGACGTTGGACTTTTTTGCTACCTTTTCCGAGGGGAAAGCATCGGGGAAAAGTTGCCGTACACGACCGTTGATGCGGTCATAGTACTCATCACTCGTCGGATCCACCCCACTTTCTACAAGTTTGCGATGAACCGTTATGGCTACTGCGGTCATTTCGTCATCGACGCCGAACCACGGATTGGCTTGTTGCCACGCACGGGCTTTCGGATCGACCGGGGCAGTTTCCTTAACCGGCTGTGGATCGGGTTGTACCACAGGTTTTTCCTGCTGTACAGGTGCCGGTTTGAAATTATTGACCCGTTCGGCCTTGATCTTGGCAGCGGTCAGGGCTTCCTGGGCCTCAACCAACTTATCTGCGTCCCCAGACTCGTACGCATCACGGTATTTCCGCTTGGCGTCCTCAATTTCCGTGGCCACCACCTTCTTGGCCTGCTCCAGAAGGGCTTGTTGGGTTTGGCCCTGGGAACTCTGGAGTTTCTTGTTCTCCTCCATGAGTTGTTGGGCAAACCGTACAGCCTCCTCTCGCTCACGGAGCGCGGCTTCTTTTGCCCGACGCTCATCGTGATAACCCTTAGAGAAGTGCTGAATGCGCTTCTTAACCCCGTCTGAATACTGGGCCAGTTCGTCATCCGTGACTTCGGCAGGGGGCTCCTTCATGGGGGCGCGGCCACGATCCTCGGGTGGCGTGTCATCCACCACTTCGACCTCAGCCTCACCTTCGACTTCAAACTGAACTTCGTCGTCCTTCTTGTCCTCGACTTTCTCGTCAGGGAACTTGAACTCATTCTTGTCAAGCGGCATACGTCCTCCTTATGCCCGTGAGATACCACGGGGGTCTTCCACCACGGCTTCCACGGAATCGTCGTTGATGATGCGGAACTCCCGACCGTGAATCTTCACGCGAGTGCCCGTATTGGGTCGTACCAGAACGAAGTCCCCAGGCTTGCACGACGGCCCACTGGGGAAGCGGGTTTTGTCGCCGTAAGCGTCTGGCCCCACCTTCATCACAAACAGTACGGGAGACATGACTTCTTCGAAGTGCAGGGTCTGCCCCGCCTTTACGAGTCCGCTCTCATACTCACGGTCAATCTCCGGTAGCGCACAGAGTAGGTGGTAGGTGGCAGGATCGGGAAGTTGCTTGGCCTTCTCTTCTGCTGTCTCCGGCAGCGTAGTTGGCACGGCATCTTCGCCGGTACTTAGGAGGATTTCACTCATCGTCGTCTTGCTCCATCTTTCGCACGAGGTCGGTGATATAGGAATGCGCAACTGAGAGACCCCGGATCTCGCCGCACATCGAACGGTACTCGGAATAGTCCCGAGCACCACCAGTAATAAGAGCCTGGGCGATGGATTCCCGCGACTCCTCAATCTCTTTCAACACCACGGAAAACGCAGTGGCCATGTTCACTCCTTTGTTTCAGCGTCTACTGCTGCTACAACATCCATCACCTTGTCCCTACCGATGACGGTCGAAAAGTATTCAATGATGTCGTCTATGGGGCGTCCGATCTCCCGCCACCCAATGATGTAGTTGCGGATGCGGTCCTCCCAGACGTTGGGATACCTAGTCCCCAGGGGGCGTTCGAACCGGTGTATCCACCGTAGTGCAGGCAAGCACAGCGTCCGGCGTCCGGCTTTGCGAAACTTCTCGTGGATGTAGAACTCCTCACCCCCAAAGCCACGGAAGCGGCGGTTGAACCCCAACCATGCACGCTTGCGGCACGAGAACAGCCCAAGCCCCTGGGCCGGGATGTCAAACGGCTCACCATACTTGTCTGCTGCACGGGGGTCGTTGTCCCAATCCCCGTACAGCCCACGCTCCCACTTCGGTGTGAAGTGAGAAGACATGTTGTAGATGTCATCGTAGACGAGTGGACCTTGTATCAGGTCGTCGCTTTCCGGGTGTGCATCGTAGTAATCAAGCAGTGCGCGGATGCCTCCCGGCTCCACAAGCACGTGTGAGTCCATGCACAAGACCAACTCGGTGCTGGCCTCTTCAAAAATCAAGTCACGTACCGCAGTGCCCTTGATCTTGTCCGTGGCGATGTAGCGCCCGTTCCAGACGTGCTTGTCCACAAAGTTTTTGTTGAACTCCGCGTGCTGCCCTTCGGGGCAGTTGTCTATCACCAAGAACTTAATCCGGTGGGGATCAGCGTCTTGGTGATAGTAGCGAAGCGCCTGGATGGTGAAGTACAGACCGTCATAGTCCTCGTACGTCGCCATCCCAATCGTGAGTTTTTCAGGAAGTCGCACTGAATACTCGTTAGTTATTGTGTTTTAGGTGTCTGCCGGGGCTTCATCATGTTCTTGACCAGATCTGCGCGGATCTTCTTGTCACCCTGACGAGCCTGATTAGCCTGACGCATTTGCTCCTTCTGCATCTCCACAGCGATGCGCTCACGCTCCAGGCGAATCTTCTCCTGGGCGATCTGGAAGTCACGCTGCGAGTCCTGCTCTTTGCGCTGCAACTCCTGAGCCTTGAGGGCGAGTTCCTGTTGCGCCATCTGCAACTGCGGGTTCTGGGCCATCTGTTGAGCCTGAGCCTGCTGCGCTTTGTTGACGTTACTCTGAAGAAGTTGTTGTGCAGCCTGAGCCACCAGACGTGACAACTGCACCTCGGTGTTCTCGTCCAACTCGGCATCCGGCGGCGTCATGGGCACACCCAACTGCTCCTCAATCTGACGGCGGTAGGCGAACGCCATGTGCTCTGCAATGTGAGCCATGACCGCTGCACCCATCTGCTGTCCCATCGGAGACTGCCCGATCATCTGCATGATCATCGGATCCTGCATGAGCGCCATGTGCGTGGCGATATGCGCCTGATGATCTTGATAAATGAATGCTTTCGTCGGCTTGCCCGTGAGGAAACTCATGTTCTCGCTGATCGGATCACGGGGCTTCTGATCCTCCTCGACCGGCACCAACTTGTCGGCGTTCTTGATGCCCAAGACCTCAAGCATCTGGCGGTGCAACTGGGGCAGATCGTAGATCTGCGGTGCACCTTGAGCCAACTGGAGCGCGGCTTGATACTGCATGATCCGCTGCGCCATCGTGGAGGCGTTGGGATCAGAGACCGGGATCACCTCAACGAGGTCATAGTCAGCCTGCTTGGCTGCGACGTTACCGCCTACGGGGACGTAAGAATAGTCCTCCGGCATGTAGTCCCTGATGATCTGCTTGAGCAGACGGAACTCCATCTTCAGGCTGTCGTGCACGCGGGCCTGAACCGCGCTCATGGTCTTGAGTTGGCGCTCCAAGAGGGCAAGCGTGGTACCCACGGGAGCCTGGGCCGACATGTCGCTGATGTTCAGGTCAGCGATAGCGGCCAGACGACGACCTTCTTCCGTGATGCGCTCAAGGAGTCCTGCCAGAACCTGACTCGGTTCTTTGTACGGCAGGTGCATGATGTTGTCACGGATCGTGCCGGACGGGACATCTACATCTCGGAATTCACCCGGGGCGATGGGGGTGTCGTCGCCTTTGACTCGGAGTCCACGGGACTTGAGACCGCCCGGGAGGTTGCTGAGGGTACCGGCGTCAACCAACTGGCGAATAATCGCGGTCCCTGCACGAGCATAGCCACCAACAATATGAATGAAGCCAAGGCCATAAGCACCAAAGCCAGGGATATAAGTGTACTGAACGAAGTGCTGTCGTTTGAGGTGTCGCTCATCGCCTTCCTCCCAGTTACGTCGGATTGCCAGAACCTTCTGTGACCCCCGATCAATCGTGACGACGTACGGGTATGCCACCCCGTCCTCACTCTCGTAACCGGGCATGTCCCAGTCCACGTGAATCTCAATCACCTGATACCGATCATCGTCGGTCAGGGTGTAGCCACCTTCTTCGGCTTTCTTCTTCTCGATGTCCGTGAAGATCCGCACGGGCTCGCCCAGTTCTACCTCGCGGTAGAACCCTGCGGCCTGCAACTTCTTCAGGTCATTCTTAGTCTTACGCATCACGTGCGTGACGCGCTCGGCACGGTACACGTTTGACGCACCGTACGGCATGATGATGTCTTCAGCCGGGATAAACGGTGCAGACTGC